CCACATCGTTGTCGATGGAGGATGCGAGCTGCGAGATACGTGGCTTCAAGACACGATCTGCGAAGTCGTCCAACTGCATCGTCAATTCTGCCGATGTAAAGTTGACGCCGATGTGCTTCTGGGTTGAGACGGTGAGCGTTGTGAACTGCTCGTTGTCGTCCTGAACCTGAAGCGCAGCGCCGTTGGTGACGAGCGCGCGATCCGGCAAGCGGATGCGGAGGGTCGAACCGATCTTGGCACCTTCAACAGCGAAGCTGTCGTCGTACTGGCGGTTCACGTTACGCGTAATCACAAGGTTATTCTCTAAGCCAGTGTTCAACCAAGGTCGCTACCCTTGACCCGTCTCTTTCGAGACTGCTGCATGTCACCATGCAGAGCAGACTATCTCTTCACCCTATTGCTAGGGGCTGTGCGCTTCGGACCGCTTGGTCCTACGGCTTTCGCCTAGTCGTTACACCTTACTCTGATGAGGGCAAACGCCGCCGTTTTTATGTTTGCCTATCTGACAATTCATACACAACACCTGAAATCCCGAAGGAAATCCATTTTTACGAAGCCAGAGGTAAAAGCCTGTTCCGTTGCCGGAATAAAGTTTGGCTTTTCTCATAGCGGCCCCGTCGTTGTGTACGTGGTCGATAGACAAAAACATAGGCTCGGTTTCACCACAACAATTGCAAACGAATCCGCCGTAAGCCGCGAAAACTTCTGCTTTAGTCCGTTGTTGATTGCGCTTGGTCTTTTCAGCTTCTGCGGCCCTAAGTGCGGCCACTTCTTCTGGAGTACCATTTGCAATCTTCCGGTTACGCCATTCTCGAGACTGCTCTCGGGCTTTTTCCCGATTTGCTTCTCGCCAATCGCGCATCCGTTGGTTTACCCGTTCCCGGTTGCGTTCTCGGTATCTTGCTGCTGCCTCACGGTTTTTCCGCTTGGTATCATCATGATTACCGTCTTCAGAGTCTTGGCTCGGTGTTTTCATGAAATCATAGATAACATGACGTTCACCGAATTCACACAGTTTTTTTTCTTACTGTCACCAGTAAGGGAGACCTTAAAAGTTAATCTCCAGAGCCTTCCTTGTGATCATGTCAATAGTAAGTAAGCTATTACCCATGACCGAATAGTCCTTTCAAAAGTTGTGTTAACGGTATCGTGACGCCGCTTCCAATTTCTTTATCTGCCGTTGCCGCTCTGCCTCAATCCATTCCGATGTGCTCATTGTCTTGATAGAGCGCGGGTCGGTCGTATCGTATGCAGGTTGGCCTGACGACTTAGCCGTTACCGGCGAAATAGGGGCAGGCGCGTTTGTTGTCTTCTTAACGGGCGGATTTGCGGCCAGTTTGGCTTCAATCTTCCCAATTTCTTTTGCCTGCAAGAACGGTTGAAGGCGCGAAATACGCTCGGCTTCTTTGGGGTTTGCGCCCAAAAAGTAAGCGACTTCAGGCCCAATGTCCGACGCTTGGATAGACTCGGCCATGACCGGAGTGATCGGGAGGTTGGGGTTATAGGCGACCTGTTCAAAGTCGTCATATTTGGCCCGAACTTCCTCTTCCTTCTCGTGGTATGCGTCCAAAATCTCAAAGCGTTGGCGCTCGAACTCCCGTTGACGAAGCAGCTCTTCCGCCTTCCGCTCGGCCAATGCTTCCGCATAAGCCTCGGGGGACTGGAACTGATCCGCTGACGGCGGTTCGGCGGCGGTTACGGGGGCGGGTTTAGGCGTCTGTCGGGTTGCCTGCTCGCGTTCCCATTTCCGCTGTTCTCTTGCAAGGCGTTTGCTAACAATCGCATCCAATTCTTCCTGTGTGAAAGTTTTGGTTGCTTCTGCTGGCTTATCCTCCGGCGTTGCAACTTCAGGGGCAGGCGTAGCCGTTACGTCCTGCTCTGGCGCGGGCTGAGCCGCTAACACATCTTCTTCAGACATTGTGTAGTCCTTTTGACCTAGTTTGCCGAACTAGTACGGTTATGCACTCAACGCTGCGACCTTGGCTTGGAATGCCTTGATGCGGGCATCGAGTGAATCCTGTTGCGCTTTAAGGTCTGCCTCGGCCTTTGCCAGAGCAGCTTCGCGGGTTGTAGCCTGTGTCTCACGGACACTGACCGCCTTGATACGTTCAGCCAGCGACTTCTCGTCAACCGCACGGTTGGCCTCATAGTCGGCCTTGGCACGGGCAAGCGCGCTTTCGCCAGCAGTCAGCTCGGCCAGACGAGCGTTTACGTCGTCGTTTTTGGCTTTTGCATCTGCAAGATATTGTTTTGCGGCGGCAGTAGCCGACTCGGCATCTGCGATGGCCTTTGCCTTAACGACCTCAGCGTCCTTACGGAGCTGATTGGCGTCATCAACCGCTGTCAGCGCGCCTTGGCGCTTTTCAAGCTCGTCCCGAAGGGTTGCCATTGCGGCCAAATCTTTCGGGAACTGCTTAGTAAAGTAGGTGACGTAATCGACGCCGCCGCTGCCATCATTGGAAATGTTCATCGTCGCCTCTTACGCGTAATAGGAAATGTTGATCTTAGCGCCGCCGACCTGCTCAATAAACTGGATTTTGGTCAGATCGCCGTCATACTGGAGCGTTACGCCAACTGCGAGGGGCATACCAACCGTTGCTGTCGGGGCAACGCCGTCGTCGCGCCAGCGTACAGCTTGCGTCTCGGGGGTGATAAGAGCGATGGAGGGCTTGCAGCTCAAGCCCTGCACATCTTTATCGGGGACATTCAAACTTGTAGCAGAAGACAAAGTTGTGATCTGCTGATACCCAAGACGGGTCGTAATGGCCTTGAGGTTAAGCGACATCAGCTCATTCTCCTGCTTTGCGTAAACGACGTTGCGAAGGTGCGAATCTCAACAAAGACTTCCTGAATGCCTGTGACGATTGCACCGAAAAATCCACCGCCGAAGAACATACCACCAAAGAAGTTCATTTGGCAACCTTTCAGGCAGCAGGCTCAGGCGCTGGCTGGTTCCACGGCAGCGGTGGATTGATCGGCGCTGGCTCAAGTTGCTTGGCAATCTGCTCATCACAGTCTGCCTCGGCTTTTGCTACACCTTCCGGCCCAAGCGCCGCAAAAACCCACCCCAAGACCTGCTCAAGAGTCAATTCGTTGTATGGCGTAAACGGCGTACCGGCTTCGTAGGTCACATCCGTTGTGCCGTAAGTAGCGGCGTTGTGGCCATTGCCGTCTGTGGCCGAACAAACCCATGAAACTTGAAATACAACGTCGGTTTCGCCTTCAAACTCAGGGTAGGCGGTCATGGAGTTGACCGCCCATTGATATGTGTTTGCCATTATGCGGCTTCCTTTTCTTCTTTAGGGGCGTTGGCAGCATTGTGCGCCGCAACCGCAGCCTCAAGTTTTTCAATGATTGGCACAGCCACCTTGCCGCCCTGAATGCCTGTGGCTTTCACAGCCGCATCAAGCAATGCGCCAAGGTTCTGAATTTCCGTAGCAGTCAATTCAATCGTCAACTTAGGTTCCATAGGTTCCTCCTCAATTTAGCCCGCAACCCATGCGGTTCCGTTATCAAATACTGGTGTCACAACTGCTCCACCACCTGTCAAAGCGCCAAGCCATGTTGGTGCAGTTGCATCCGTTACATAAGCACGTCTACCCGCAGTACCAGCGGCAGGCAAGGTTGCAACTGTGTAAGCAACAGCAGTACGCACAGTAGATGCTTCAACAGGTGCGTATGCACTGTCGTCGCCCAAGCGAACCTGAAGGATTGTGCTGGATGGCTTGAGAGCCGGAACAGTGTTAGCTTCAGTTGCGCCAAGCGTAATAATACCGCCGTTGCCAATAATCAGACGGGTTGTGCGGGTGGTTGATCCGTTTGCTGTTGTGGCAATTTCAATACGAGTCCCATAGGCCGAAGCGTCAACCCAATTTTGAGTGGCAAACGCTTGAACGATCGCCGTGTTTCTGAGTGCGTTACTAGCACTCGCCGCACCAAACAAAAATTGACCCATCCGTGAGCCGGACGTAATAGCAGAGCCCGCGTTGGCCAAAAGAACAACCCCTGACCCTCCCGTTGAACTATATGCGCCAGTATTTTCTAGATAAAAAATTGGCTGCGCTGAGTTTGATATAAACATCCCCGCGCTATTTGAACTAACCGCAGCAAGAACAGTTGATGATGGTGTACCAATAGCTGCGTAGTACGATCCTGAAATTGAAGGGTTTGCAGCGATTGTTAAAGCAGTCGTCAACGCATTTTGAGCAGTCCCAGACGATCCAAAGGGGGCTACCTGAAAGTTTATTGACCCACCGTTTGCGTTGCCTGTCCCTTGCGATCCAGTGATCGTGAGATTAGCGCCTGCAGTGTTGGTTGTGCCCGCGACGACGGACTGTACGCTGAGTGTCTGTGCGACAGGTGCGGCTGCATCGGCTGCACCAAGACGGAGGTTAGCTGCACCGCGGCGAGAAAGTATTGTGTCCCCATTAGAGTTAATATCTGTAGTAAAAGCAAAATTTAGGCCGCTTCTTATTTGCGTAGATGACATTGCCAAATAAGAGTTATTAGAAATACTAAACCTAAGTATGCCGCCGGGAGAATTTAGATTTATGTTAGTTTGATTGTTGGCAAGTACATAATTTGTGTTGTTTGCTGGGCCTGAAGAAAATCCGTTATTTCCAAAATATAAATATGCTATATTATTTGCTGGAGTATCTTTCCCGAGGCCAAATAGTGTGCGCCCGTTTCTTTGAACGTCAAAGAAAAGAGATCCAATAGAAGAACTAGTTGAGACAGCGGAATTTGTGTCGGTAATATTTAATCTAAACCCGCTAAATGCTACATTTGAATTATTCCACGTTTGTGAAATATTAACCGTTGGAGCCGTTACAGTATAAGTTAACCCTGTCGGAGTACCGACAGAAGTAACTATCGCTGCATTCTGTGACGTTACTAACGTAAATGTTGTTGAGCCATTTGTGGAAGAAATTAGATAAGTAGTTGGATTAGTGTACCCAGTAATTGATCCCGTACCGCCAAATGTTCCAGAAATTGAAACAAGCTGTCCAACTTCTAAAGTTGCAGCGTCGCAAGAAAATTGTCCTGCGATGCCAGTAATTACAACATTTGTAAGGGCTGTACCTGTAATTCCAGAACCGCCTGCGATTCGTAACGTGGGTATTACAGGATTTGCGTCAGCGGTTAGCGTCAGCTTCTTGTTGGTATTATCCCATACCAGATTGCTGCTTTCCTGAAGCACTGAGCCAGTATCGAACATGATCTGACCAGCAGCGCCGCCGGAGGTGGGTGTTGAATTGACGGTCAGGCTGGACAAAACACCCGTTACGCCCGTGATCGACCCGCCCGTGATGTTGACGTTGTTGGAGTTCTGCTCGGCCATCGTGCCGAGACCCGACACGGTGTGCGTGGCGTCCCAAGCTGCTGCGCCTGTTGCGCTGAACGTACCATCGGCAAGCGTCGAGTGGGTAATCGTAACGGGCATGGTGATACCTTACGCCAAGAATTTGAGCTTATAGAGTGTTGAATAGTAAAGGCCGACGATCTCGTCGATGACGTTCTGAATGGCCGTGCACTCACGATCCACAACATCGTAGCGCATCTTTTCGATCTCTTCGACCTGCGCTTCGAGAAACTCAACAACATTGTTGCGCTTGTCGGCTGACATCAGCGCAATCGGCCCGATCAGGCCGTGTTTGCCTTGATACATCTCGGCAAACGTATCAGCGAGATCAACAATATCGCCGTAAAACTTGCCGAGGGCTTTGTGTTTTGCATAGCTGCGCGTGTTGAGATGCACGGAATGCGTGACATCACGGGCCAGAAACAGCATCCCTATGAACTTGTCGCAGCTACTCATGGCATTTGTCCTTCATCCGGCATCGGCATACCGCGTTGTGGTTCCATAACAGGCATCATAGGCATACCGGGCGACAGATCACCGGTTTCAATCGCGGCTGCAATTGTGCCTTGCACAATATCCTGAATTTGATCCGGTGTCATGCCCGCCTGCATTGCCGAGATACGTTTGGTTTCTGCATCATACGCACGGACTTCAGCTTCAAACTGCTTGACTTGCAACTGTTGCATTTCAACCGACTCGTTGACCTTCATGAGCATCTGATGGAGCTGGTCGAGTTCTTGGCCCATCGCCTGTATCTGCTGTTCTGCGGCCTGAAGCTGCGGAGATTTATCGTCGTCCTGCAAAATCTTCGGGTCAATAGTTTTGGCAAGACGCTTGGACAACTCCTGCGAGCCCGGCCAGTCCATGTGCTTGACGAACAAATCGCCTGCCACAGCCCAGAGGTTCGGGTTGGCCTGCAAGAGCTGCGCCATCGACTCAAGAGCTTCCTGACGCTTTGTCATGTAGCTCGGGCCTGTTGTGACCACGACATCATATTTGCCGACGCTTGGATTGTAGATTTTTTCAAGCACAATGTCAGGATTGTTCGGGTCTGTGATCTTTTTGACCGGCTCCGGCTGCGTCGGGTCAATCTTGACCATGCTGGTCTCGCCATCAAGGTTGATGATACGAGCAACGCGCTGAGTGTCGTAAATTTTCGGGATCAAATCCACGATCTGACGCGTTGTGTAACGGATCGCGCGAGCAAGATTGTCCACATAATGATACGTTCCGGTATCGGTCTGACGCTCACGCGCCAGAATAGCTTTACCTGAACGCTCGTTGGATGTCGCGCCAAGACTTGAGTCATACTGACCGGTCGTGGCTTTAATGTCATCAGAAGCACCCATTTTAGCCTGAATAAGGCCAGTCTGAGCCATAGGCGGTTGAGCACGTGACGGCAACGGGAGAACAGAGCCCTGACCATCGGTGACGTCAGGATTGACCTCCAAATACGGCCAATTTGTCGTATTTGCTGTCTTCCACTGCTGTTCATAGCCTTCAAACTGACCGCCATAACCGATAAACGGCGCTTTTGGTGCAAGAGCCAGCATCTCAGTTTCTTGGCTGACCCAGTAGTTGTACATGCGCTGCGCGTCCTTGGCGTTACGCACAAGGCCGGAGATGTAAATCTGGCCGTCAACCTCAAATTCGTTGCCAATAACGCGGATAACAGGAATATACGACCCTGCCCAATCCGACTCTTCAAGCATTTCGTAACCATTGGTTTTGCACCATTTGATCTTTTTACGCTGCACTTTGCGTGATTTCAGCGGCTTCAGACCGTTTTGCTTCATCATCTTGTCTTCGGGGCTGCCCTCAAAGAAAGACTGGTTGCCGGGGTACAAATTCAGCGTTGCGGGCTCGTATTCTGTGTAGAAATACTCGGCAATCCGCACTGTGTTTTCATTGATCCAGTTTGACAGCGACTGGTCGCCGACACCTTGGGCCTGAATGGACGTGATCGGCTGCGCGTTCGGGAACACCCGCTCATACTCTTCGCGCGTCATGTCCTCGGTAATGAAACACCACTCGGCGTCCGAGCCACACGGGTCTTGGATCGTCGGGTCCATGTAAACCGAGAACGAGTTGCGGATACGGCCGATCTTGATGTCTTGGTCAAACGTATTGTCGTCGCAATACTCGGTCAGAAGGCGGATGTAGCCTTCGCCATAGGCCACTTGGTTCTCGCAGGCCGTGTCATAGGCCACGTCTGCGTCCGACATGTACTCAATATGGCGCACAAGACCGTCAAAAATCTCCGCCACCGCCGGATCAGCACGATCATCCGCAGGGATGACCTTGCCCGACGGCCGGTTCTGGCGCTGGTCGTTTGTCACCTGACGGACGTGCTGCGGCAGCTTGTTGATGGTCAGGCACGGCCGCGCGTTAATCGTTTGGCCCTGCACAGAGCCGCGGGTCGCCAGCACGTCGGCAGGCCATTGCCACTGGTTGTCGGGCGAACCTGCAAAAAACCTCAGATCGTCCAGCTCGTCCTCGCGGCTGTCAGCATAAGCACTGACCGCCATCGTCAGACGGCTACGCATGACATCTAAAACATCTTTTTTGCTCATAATGCGCCCGACAAGTTATCTTTGAAAAAGTGGCGCAGCGGCGGGGAGGGGCACCGCTGCGCCGTGTGGGTCGCGGTATCCGCGCGCTGCCACATGCGAACTATTTGCCCTTTTTGGGGGCGGCTTTGCGTTTTACCGCGTAGGCGATCGCAAGAGCTTGTTTTTGGGGTTTTGTCTTCATTTCGGCCTTGATATTCTTCCGAAATGCGTCTTTTGAAGCTGATTTCACAAGGGGCATGTCACTTTTTCCGTGTTTTGGCCGAGTCTTTGAACGCTTTTGCGGTCGGAGCGCCTTTTGCCCCTACTTTTCGCATTTTTTCGCCCGATCCCGCCTTAATGCGCTCGCGTTTTTCGTGAATATTCCTGTAGAGACCGGGCTTTTTCATTTGCAGTTCCACCTTTTCAACGCCGCCTTGGCCCGATCTGCGTTCTTGGCCTTGGCTGCAACCCCGCCCATACGGGCGCAAAACGACTTTTTACGCCCTTCATCCGCTTTTGTTTTCGGATTAGGAGCCGGAGCCTTGAGATTAGAGCCTGTCTCACGGTTGTACTTGGCACGACCTTTGGCCGTTAGCCCCGCACCCTTTGAGACAGGCAGTTTCTCGCCGCGTTTTACGGACAAGCTAACCATAGATTAGCTCGCCAGCAGCGGGAGCGTGTACCATGTCGTCGAATCGTATGCGACGAGCATCATCGACGTTTTAGCCGCCATGCTGTAGGCGCTGTTGGCAGCGATTGCGTTGATCGCGTCGTCCGTTGCCGGATAGACCTTCAACACTGCGTTGGCTGCGTCTGCGTTCTTAATGATGATGACGCGGCCTGCGACGGCTGCTGGCAGCTTCACACCTTTGGTTGCGTCTGCTGCGGTCACAAGCGTGAATCCGCCTGCGAGCTGTGCTGCGTCGCCTTGTGTTGAGCCTGTTGCTGCAACCGTTGCCGACTTGATGTACAGATCGCCTGAGGCGGTCATTGTCGGAGCCGAGAGCGATGTAGCGGAAAGCGTTGTGAAACGGCCTGTTGATGGCGTTGTCGCGCCGATTGTGCCGCCGTCAATGTCCTGATCGCGGTATGCGATGCCGATTGATTTGGTATCACCCATGATTAGCTACCCATCCATGTAAGAGTTGCGCCAGACCCTGAACTTATCTTGCGAACAGGGCCTTCCTTATATTCACGATGGGCAACCGGATATGCGAACGTCACGGCCAGCGCGTCTGCTGCGTCAGGCGATGCCAAGCCCCGTGCTCGCATTTCCTTCTTCCCTTCAAGAAAGACTGTACCCGAAGAGTTCGGTTTTTTCAACGGCCCCGTCAGATCGGCCTTAAGCTGCCGGTCCTGTGGTAGCGACGCTGACTTCAGCCAGTCCTTCATAGCGCCCCACATCTCGGCGCGCTTGTTGCCCCACATGATCGAGTTCTTGGCCTTCCAGCCAAAATTAACACCTTTGACCTTGTAACGCTGTTCGTTCAGGCGGTCAAGAATACCATACCCCAGCCCGCCCTCGTCCATGACGACCAGCGTCGGCTTATGCTCTTCGATCATGTCGATCACGCGCCCCACGATCATCATCGTGTCCTCGCCTTGGTAGCGTTTGATCGTAACAAGATCACGCCCCCGCCGCAGCACAATGACCGTCGAGTCCAGCCCACCACGCGCAGGGTCGATGCCCATCACCAAGGGGGCGGTCATGTCTTTGTGCTGCTCCCGCCGCATAGCCTCTTCGACCAAGGCGGGCCCGATGAACTGGTCGTCGCCTTCTGACGGAAACTCGCCATACACTTCGACCTTGGCCTGCGCCGAGTCCTCGCCGTACTCCGCGATGATCTGCTCATAGACCATCTTGTCGGTCCCCTCGACCGTGCGGGCGTCAACTTGCGTCGTTGACCAGAAATCACGTTTCGCGTTGAAACATTCAAAGAAATACCCCTGATTACGGCGGGGGTTCGAGAACGCGAACCAGTAGCGGTCCAGTATGTTTTCCGTAAAAAAGCCCGCCCCGACCGACCAGATCGCGTCAGGGATACCTGATGCTTCGTCAAAGATCAGCATCATGCCGTCATGGTTATGCACACCCGCGTAGCTGTCAGGGTTCTCTTCCGACCACAGCTTGCCTTCCGCCGCCCAGTAGCGCGTGCCTTTCTTCAGGTCGCGCTCGACCAGCTCACAGACCCACTTGGCGGGCGTCAGCTTGGTCGCTGAGATTTCCCACCAGTGGTTGTTGATTGCCATCGCCGTCCACTTGGTCAACTCGCCCCATGTGACCGAGCGGAGCTGCGCTTCCGAGTTGGCGCTGACGATGACCGTCGATCCTATGCGGGTCGTCAGCATCCACAGGATCAACCAACTGACAAGCGCCGACTTACCAATACCGCGCCCGGACGAGACCGCTTTCCGCAGCGTGTCCATCTGGAGCTGGCCTTTGTTTTTCTTGATATGCTCGGCGATCTCCCGCAGGCGCTCGCGCTGCCATTTGCGCGGGCCTGAGAAATTAGCGAGCGGTGTGTTTGGCTGGCCCCAAGGAAAACAAAAAAGTACAAACGCTTCCGGGTCGTCAGCCAGCCTCGGCGACCACAGGGTCGACATCAAGACTTGTTCGTCTGCCGAGTTGTAGATTGGCATCTGAGCCATTGGTTACTATCCCCTCAATAACGCGTGTCTTGGCGTCTGCCAGCGCTTGTGTGATTGAGATGCGCTGGTACACGTCCACGCTGATCTCTTGCTTGGCCGACCACTCATGGCGGTGCTGCAAGATCGCCAGCGCCGCCTTGGCGTCGCCCTCCTCGGCTGCTTTGTACAGCGTCTTGGCGACCTTCATCTCCGAGTCGGCGCGTCCCTTCATCTCAGCCATCTCGGCCATAGGGTCCATCTGGCAGAGCCGCCGGTACTCTGACGGCAGCATACCCGCCGCCAAGGCCAAGGCGTCACCTTTAAGCCCGAACGTGGCAGCTTCATAGATGCGCTGAAGCCGCGCCTCTGTGGCTTTGATTTCGCGTGGTTCGTAAGGCAGTGATTCAAACATGTGTCAAAGATAACCTTTCATCGGGGGCTTTGCAAATTTTATAAAAAATAAAAAATTTTTGCAGACCCTGCCCAAACTCAAGGCCCTTTCGCAGGGCCCTACCCCCCGTCAATTCTGTGTTTCAATCTAATACACAACGTTAGATTGTAAATTAACTCAGCGCACAATGCTTGACGCTAGCAGCGCGATGCACGCAAGCGCTTGCGTCTAGCTTAAATTCTTTTGCGCTTTCACCTTCACCAACCTTCACATGCACGTCGCCTTTCTTTACCCGGCAAGACAGGGTCAGCAAGCAAGGCAAGCCAGGCGCAATCAAGCGATCCAATTCACTTGATTGTTTTCTTGTCATGTAACCCCATCGCGTGAAGCGATCTAAGCGATCGCGCAAGTCGCGTCGGCTGTGCAGCGTATCAAAAAGCAAGTCAGTCATCGGGTTCATGATTGTCACCTTGTCAAATTGTCACCCTAAAAATATTAGCTTTTAATTTCATGCCAGTCAAATGCTTGGCCATGCAAATTGTCACGATTGTCAATTGTCATCGATGTTTAAGTCGCGACCAAAACGGTGAGCGCAATTCTGCGTGCGGATTCTTGTTCACATTTATATTAGTATTATATAATATATCATCATATTCTTAAAATATATAGATGACAATTTGACAATTATAACAAAAACCCAAATTTCCCTAAGCGTGACAGTAACTTAACCCTTGTCATCACCCCCCAACCCACACGACAATCCATGACAATTTCAGCCAAAACGCAAAATAATGTTTTGCACCCTATTGACAACGCCATTAGATGCTATAAATTCTGTTGCATCAACAACGCGTCGACGACGCAAACCGGGAGACAGACAAATGACGACTGAGCAATTTAACGCGTATCAAGATTGGGTTAAGCGTTTATCAGACCGTGAATTAAGTAGCTTGTGGGCTACCTATTGCGCGCCGACTGAAAACGAAAACGCAATTTCCGACGCTGACCGCGCGCTTTTAATACATAACGAAATGACAGACCGCGCGTTGCTACCAACGCAATCGATCCAGTCTTATTCTGATTTTATTGACGCTTGACACGTCACGGCGCAATATTGCAAAACAATCTTTAGCAAGGGGAGAGCACAAAATGACGAATGACAACACATACAACGGCTGGACTAATTATGCGACATGGCGCGTCAATCTTGAGATATTCGACGGAATTGATCCGCGCGACAATGGTTGGGAAAAGTTTAGCACTTATGAGTTAGGCCAAACCCTTAAAGAATATGCTATTGAAATTTTGGAGATGGACATGCCGGATGGTCTGGCGCTTGAATATGCCCGCGCATTTATCAGTGATGTGAATTGGTATGAAATAGCTAAGCACATGCGCGAAAACTATGAATTGACCGACGACAAACCAGAGGAAGCTTTCGCTTAATTACAACTTGACCGGCGCGTCGGATTATTTCCGGCGCGTCTTTTTTATTGTCTCAAATTACAACTTGACCGGCGCGTTTAATTCCGGCGCGTGGGAACGCGTAGCTTGGCGCGCCGCGTGACAATCAGTCAGGACAGCGTGCCAAGCGCGCGCTGTCTCACTGATTGCCATGAGGCGCAATCAAAACGAGAGGAGGGACTAACCATGCGTGCAGAGTACACGATCCGCGCAAGCGTAGTTTATCAAATTGAGATCATGGCAGAGGATGAGGACGAGGCGCTTGAGCTTGCGCTAAAATACAAGTTCAAAGATTGGGGCGAGATTGACGCGGAATTTTTTATCCACGAGATCACGCCAGTAACGATGAACGGGCCGCGCCATGATGACGATTGAACCCGTGATTGATCCCGACAATCCAAGTGAAATACTCTGCTATTTAGTAATCGACGAATACGATATACCAAGGGGGCACTATGACAGTTACGATGACGCGCGAGACGCTATCAGAGCACTACAAGGCGATACGGACGCGCCTCGGCGATCCGCGCATGGCGCGACCTACTATCCCAATTGAGCGGATCAGACCGCAACCATTGCCTGAGCCTGAGCCCGTGACAAAACACGCGCCAGTCGTTCGGCGACCACCGCCAGCGCCTGAGCCATTGCCAGCACCGAAGCCTAACGCGCGGCAATACGTCAAAATTTTGCACGACGTCGCAACGCGGCACGATATGACGCCTAACGATATCGTCGGCAAATGTCGTTCGCCGCGTTTTGTTGAAGCCCGGCAAGAAGCGTTTTATCTGCTAAAACAAGCTGGCTATTCTATGCTGCAAATCGGACGGTTCTGTAACCGTGACCATACGACGGTTCTGCATGGCGCAAATAAGCACGCGGCAAAATTGAACGGCACGACATACACGCGCAACATGAAGGGAGCGACAAAATGATACGGATTTTAGAGGATGGGTTAGACTGTTACGCGGTCATAAAAGACGACGCGGCGCTTGGCTGGATCAGTAAATCACACTGGCATGGCAAATGGCGCGCGTTAAGCGTCAAAACGAACCGCGTCACGTTTCACCTAACACGCATGGGGGCGGTTGATGCAATTGTTACAGGAACGTAAAAAGACGCATGGGAATTATGATCAGACCGCGCAGACCGCGCAGATGATTAAGCGTTTGATCCGTCACGCGCCGTCATACATGGACACAAGCGAGCGTCAACGTGAGTCGCTGGACATGATCGCGGTCAAGCTCGCGCGCATCATGTGCGGCGATCCGCACGAACCGGATCACTGGAAAGACATAGCAGGCTACGCGCTATTGGTCATCGGGGGCGATAAAGATGGATGAAGTGGAGGCGATTGTATCGGATCAACCAAGCGAGGCATTGTTACGCGCGCGGATCAGGGCAACGCTATTGCTGCGTGACTACACGGCAACCGCATTGGTGGCCGAGACAGAGCGTCTTTACATGGCGCTTGAACTGATCGCGTTCTCGACGCGTGACGAGACGACGGCGCAATACGCCCGCGCGGTATTGGACCCAGTAATCAAATGGGCATGACCGCGCTGGCAATACTGATCGGATCAGTCTGTTACGGCCTGATCTTGTGGACACTGTGGACCATGCTGCACCATGCGGTTGAGATGCAACCTCTGCCGCTCAACAAACTAAGGGAGACGATACGAATGTTATACTGGACAATCAGATATGAGGACGACGAGGACGGGACGTGGCAAATCGTCGAGAGCCGTGAAGGCGAGCGTTACCGGATACTGATCCGCGACCTTGAGGGAGAAATGAAATGGTAAATGACAATCTGCTAGAGACCGACCGAAAGCGTTACGCCGACGACGTGACCGTGCAGGAGCTTGTGCGTTTGCGCGTCGAAAATGATAAACAGCGCGAAGGGATTGAGCGGTTGCGTGAGGCGTTGCGATTAGAAAGACAATTGCGTGACTCGGCTCTTTCATTGGCGAATGATTTACAAAATGAACTTAACAGAATGAATGGGCATACATGGTCTGTTGCTGCCGCCCTTCAACAAAAGGAGAGCAAGTGATGGAGTGGTTTATTGTTGTCGGTTTGTTGGGGCTTTTAGGGTGGAGCGTGTTCAAATGATTGTGGCAATCGCATCTGCGGCGCTTGTGGCTTTTCTGAGTGCTGTGCTAAAGGTTTGACTCCTTGCTATACAGCAGACTAAAGGCCGGTCTCACGACCGGCCTCTTTTTTATTTTACAACTGTAAGCCTTGCCTCTGGCGGTGTCTCGACCATGCGCCTAAGATCGGACTTCGGTAAATACGCCAGCTCCGGCGCGCAATAGATTTGCTTTTTCGTCGGATAGTCCGACGCACCAAGCCGACCCATGTTGACCCACTTGGCTTCTTTGAGCGCGTGGAGAAGCGCGGCTTGTGGAACCTTTACGCCTTGCGGCATGATACCAGACAGGCGGTCGCAGAGCGCGTGGAACGGCGCGGCGATGACGCCCTTGGCGAAGTCATCCTTACGCATACGGATCGCTTCAACGATATAGCTCTCGGCGACGCTCATGCTGTTCTCGACAAGGTTCATCTTGAACTCTGTCATCATCGGCGGTTCTGCCGGATTAAACTTCGACACATCGCGCGTTTTGAGCCAATGGCCGACCGCCTGATAGCCGCCGTTCTTATACCACGCCCAGAGCTTCTCGGCCTCTGACGGGATCATGCGCGGATTGGATGACCAGATGCAGAACCAGCGGCGGTCTTGTGAGGCGAGCGAGATCGGCACGGGATCATTCGAGAACGCCAGAACGAACATCCGGTTGACCATATCGTAAGGATGCAAGCCCTTGCGGTTGATTGAGATCATGTCGGGCGGCGCGGCGATCAGCGGCTTCAGTTTGTTGGCAAGCGCGCGGCGCTCATGCGCGCCGGGTTCTTTCAATTCGTTGAGGATCAGGATTTCGCTCTCAAGATGATAACCCCATGCGGACGACACGCTGTCATTGTCTACAAGCCCGCGATTTCTAAGATCAGGCCCGCAGACGGCCCAGATGAACGGCGCCCACATTGTGTCCTTGCCGCAGCCTTCGTCCCCACCATGCAGCACGGCGTGGTTGATCTTGATGTTCGGGTTTTGCACCTTGAACGCCATCATGTTGAAAATGTGTTCAAGCTCGTCGGCTTCCGGCACAAGTGCGCGGCAGTGTTCGAGCCATGGCGTGATGTCGCCTTCCCTATACTCAGGCCGCGCGTCGCGCCAACGGTTGCCGTAAACAAGCCCGTCGCGTGCCACAAGCACACTCTCGCCCGGCGCGTAAGTGATGCCAACAAGCGAGTGAGCGCCCATCGCCTGACGGTTCTCGTCAAAACACGTCGCCGCCTCAATGCGGCGCTTGGCGTTGTGGATCGACACGCAGGTGACGTGACGATAAAGCGCGTTGAATGTGTAGCGCGTCACCTCGCGGCGCTCTTCCATGTCAAAAAACGCGTCGTCGGATTGGATGTAGGCGAAGCGTTTGAACCAATCCTTTTTTTCCAGACGGCCCATTTCCTTTTGTTCTACTTGCTTGATGACACGCGACGCTTCGTCTGGAAACGCGTCTGTTGGCTTAATTTTCGATAGTGCGGCTTCCATTTGGAGCGCAAGGAGATCATCGCGGAGGCCATGCTTACGCGCTGGCCCGCCTTCGTCGGCGACCCACCCGAGGAAGCGTTCGCTGTTCCAATCGCCGCAGTGGGAGTGGAAGCAGACGTAAGCGCGGTTGACGGGGTGATAGCGGCCTGTCGGGTTGCCGTCCGAGTGTTCTGCATGGTTCGGGCAGATAACGCCGACCCAACCTTCGGCGTTCGCCTTCTCAACAATCTCACCGCGCCCCGCCATCCACGCAAGCACATCATCGTTGCCGTCGTCATCAAGATGCAGCTTGGCGATCTGCGCGGTGCTGGCGTCCTGCGGCACGACGCCAAGCGCGTCGCAGATTTGTTTCAAACTGAACTCACGCTCGGGATGGAACTCGGTCAGCACAGCGGCGAAGTTGTCTCTGCCGGGCTTGAGGTTCAGTGAGCCGGGGATGCGGAAGTTACGCACGGGGTTGATCGCGCCGCGGTCAGTGTAGCCGGCCTCTGCAATAGCGATGATCGCTGCCGAGAACTCGCCCTTGGTCGGCTGTTCATCAAGCGCGAACGTGTAGCCCCACTGATAGTTGTTAGGTGATGTCTCGATCTTCCACGTCGGCTCAAGCGGCGGTGTCTTGGACTTGGTGTCAATGTCATCAAGCACCATGAACGCGACGCGTTCGCAGTTGGTCGCGGCGGCAGACACTTTGCCGTCCTTAAAACGATCCAAAATGAAACACGCTGTGTTGGCATACCACGCAGCAGCACGCTTGCCGTTGTAATCTTTAGGCAAGAACGCAGGCCATACGCACTTCAACGCGCCGTCGCTATGCGTGCCGCCTGTCGGCTTCTGACGCACGAACAAAATTGTTTCGCCTTCAGGCGCAATGCTTGTCAAATAATCAATAAAATTCACTTGCCATACCTCCCCATAATCTTGACCTCGGCGTTCAAAGGCAGACCCGCCGCCCACTCAGGCGGCGTACACATGACCTGTTTAAGATGCTGTGCGTATGCTTCGGCGTCGGCTTCATTCACTTCCGCCACGACTTCATCGTGCACATGCAGCACAACATCGTCAAGCTGTCTGAGTGTATGACGCAACAAATCATTCGCTGTAGCTTGACAGATATTTTCCGCCGCAAGCCCGCGCCACAGTCTTGCACGCGGCCATTCTTTTGCATCAGCCGCCGGCTTCCATGATGCTTTCACATACGTGACTTCATCGCCTTCGATCTTGGCGAACGGATAACACAAGATGCGCTTTGACGGTAAGATATACCATAAATGCGTACCATCGTGCATATACGTGACGCGCCCTGCGCTAAACTCATGCTTCGGGTTGCGGATCGCACGCATATACGCATTTTCAAGCGCGCTCCAATAGTTGACGGCCCACAGATTCGCACGACGCCATGCGTCAACGATGCGCTTCACTTGATTTTCCGTCATAGCTATGCCGTAAGCGCGGGCCATGTTGTTAAACGCGCCGACTGCGCCGCCATAGCCAAGCGACAAGATCGCAACTTTACCAATCTGGCGTTCTTCAGGCTCGACGCTTGCTTCGTCTTTGCGAAAGATACCAGCGGCTTCTTTGATGTACACGTCACCGCCGTTTTCAAACACATCAAGAATGTCTCTCGCCATCGGGTCGTTCGCCAACCAAGGGTTGCACCGCGCTTCAATCGCCGACCAGTCGGCAACGACGAACACTTTGCCCTTCTCGGGGATCAGCGACGGACGCAGCATACCTTTCAACACGTCAGTAACGCGCTTGCCATACTTCGGCACGATCTCATGCCCGCGCACCATCGCCTGACGCACAGCCTCTGGCTCTTTCGCGCACTTGCGTGTGAAGTTATGCACCTGCGCGCCGTAGGACGACGCGCGGCCTGTCGCGCTGCCGCCGTTGAACACGAACGCACCACGCACGCGGTCATCGTCAAGATCGGCAAGATTATCAAGCCGTTGGAACTTTGCGACTGACGACGCCCAGATGTCGTCGGCGCACTGGATGACGTCCATGACGTGCGGGGGCACTTCGTCGGGGTCTTCCATCGCCAACAGACCGGCGCGCACCGTCTTGTCGATGCTGGTCTTGTTGTCCTTCTGCATGATCTGCTTGGCGCGCGGGCCGACGCGATCATACACCCACTGACGCATCTTGGGGCTACGCACAGACACAAGCTCGCCGTTTGTAACTTCACGCACTGTGTCGTGTATGTCGTTCATCTCAACATTCGCAAACCGACGTGCGGCACGCACCAGCTCGCGGTCGATCAGCACGCCACGGTCGTTGATGCGCTCGTTGGTGTGGTAGTCGGCCAGCTCAAGGATGCTCAAGTCGCGCATGGCCTTGCTGACGGCGCGCATTGTACGGACATCTTGCAAAGCGTATTCGCCAAGTTGCTTTAAAATTTCAGGATCGGTAGAAAACGGCGGTAAACAGCATTGCCTAATAAGCTGTTTGCCGCGGGGGTCTTTTCGCATTGTTGCCCCTGCGAACCTACTGACATCTTCTAAAGCACCGGGGGAACAATTTGCGCGCGCTTGCGTCGCGGTGCAATAAAATTGCTCCAACACGGGTTTAGGCACGCCGTAATCGGAACAGATGACAAACCAAAATATAAGTCTATCAAAAGCCGCATTGTGAAATCTAAGTTGTCCGCCCCTTCTTATGTGCTGAATTATGCGTGCAGGAAAAAGTTTTCCAGATGATGGCCACCAAATTTGCGGCTCTTCATCGTTAAACGCATAAGTTAAGCATAACAGCTCAGTGCTGGCGTGTTGTGCATAATTGTACACGCCGTACACCGGCAAATCACATTCACTTTTAGTTTCGGTATCCGCCCATAAAATATCAGTCATGACAAATAAACTTTCTTCGTTTTGTGTGCCAGTGTCGCAATTCGTAAGTGTGAATCCGATGGCAGTTCGCACATAAAATTTCACACTTGGCTATTTCTTTTGATAGATCGGCCCAAGCGCGTTTAGGGTCTTGGCTAATAGAAAAATTTTTACGACCGTTGATGTGGTTAAAATCTAACGCCGCAGCGTGTGCATTATAGCCGCAACGCGCGCAGCCTTTTGACAATTTTATCTCGTTAATCATATTGCGCCGCGATTGTTGAAAATCACGCGTGTGTATTTTCTTGCGCGGCGCGTTATGCCGGCATTTATCGCAGCAATATTTTTGCCACGCCCGTTCAGGCGCAAACAAACGCCCGCAAGTCAGACACTCTGTCATGATGTTGTTTCTCTAATAAAAGTCGTGGGCGTCAATTTGGTTGCTCAACAAGACACGGCGGAAAGCCAGAAAATACCGTGTGTGCAACATCCTTGAACGCTGGCTTAACCGCCCACGTCGCTCACTTAGACAGCCGCGCGACGGCGACGTGTCGGCTGCGGTGCTTCTTCTTCCAATGGCAATTCAGGCTCGGACGCATCCGCGCCTTCCATGCCAATCCACTTCACGACCTCAAAGACAGGCGTGAAGATGCGACCATACGACTTGTGCTGGTAATGCTCTTTCTTGAGCTTCACCACTGCAACAGGCTTTGTCTGGTCTGTCTCAACCTGTGTCGCGATGGCAACAGCGAGCGCGGACACTGCGCGTTTGCCGCCAACGGACGTGGTTGAAAAGCGGCACTCAAGCCCCGCGTCGTCACCATCAAGGCACTTCAGCGACATGCCGACTTGCTGTTCCCATCCACGCTTCGCGTTTGCGTGCGCCGGTTCCATCTCTGGCAACGGCGTAGAAACAGGAACCATCTTCTCCCCGAGAACTTCACCATCACCCCAAGCAATAAAGCCGTGGACGAAAGAGAACGGGTTGATGGCCCAAGTCGAGCCTTCCTGCACTTCGGTCTGGTCAGCGCCGAACACCCAGTGACCGGTCTTGTCCATCTTGAGAATGGCAACACCGGCAGGGCCGACGTCAGTCTGAATAGAACGCAGTGCGTCTGTCAGGCTTGCAACAGCCGGAAGACCGGCTTTCGAGAACATTGATACTTCATTCGACATTATTTTACTCTCCAAGTTTACCTAGGGCCGCAGTCAACTGCTTCCCGATGTTGAGCACGGCTGGTCGAGGATCATCCTCTGGGGCCAGTGTGCTACCCGACGACACTGATACAACCAGATCAGCCGGTAAAGGGATACGCTGCTTTTTCAACAGCGTTTCTGCTTTGGCCGGTGAGATCAGGCTGGTTTCGATGACGTCGGATTCCTTTAGGTGCTTGAACAGCTCGACTTTCGCCAGCTCTTCATCCACCCATTGTCTTGTGGCGCGCTTCGGCACGAGCTTCCACCCCGTGACGGGGATGTCTTTCTCAAGCATCTGCTGCGCGAGTTTGTGCAGGTCTTTCGACCAATCTTCAAGGCGCTTTGCCATGTGCAGGTAGTAGCCCAGCTCGTCAACGTCGAGCGCCTGCAAGGTTGTCACAACCGCACGTTCAACCTCGCCGGTCAGGATTGGGCAGATCGGCTTGGCGGCACAGAACCGGCAGTGCGCGCCTGCCTTGAGCGGTGCGTCCGGCTGCCCAGCGATCTTGACGGCGCGTTTCAGGTCACGCTCAAACCGGTCAAGCCGGTCAGGTGTTGTCACCCAGCGAGACATACCACGTGTGGGTTGGATGATGACGCATTCAATGCTGTCCACATCTTTAAAAATCCACTTGGCTTCTTCAGTTCGGCGGGCGGCTGAGGCGTAGAAGAGGAGCTGGGGGTTTTCTTCGGCGATGACAGGCACACCGTCCCCGAACTTCCAGTCCACCACAAAAGCACGGCTGCCAATGCGACCGAGAATGTCGCAAGACCCAAAAACGTCAGGAAGATACTGACCAAAAGATACCCGTGTTTCAATCATCAACTCCATTTCGCCGTCGGGGTCCAACTCTTCAAACAGCAAAAGCGCGGGCAACAGCTTCTCGCCGTACAGCTCTTCTGTCAGTGTGATGCCGTTAAACTCACGACCAATAAATTTACGCGGTTCAATACCGTCTTGCATGATCTCGGCGATCACTTCGTGCAGCAGCGTGCCTTCGTCGGCGTAAGAACTTGACGGCGCTGGCGGAACTTTCTGGACGAGCGTCACGCTGCCGGGGCATGAGATGACGCGTTTGGCGGTCGAGCCGCCGACAATAGTGGAATGCACTTTACCTTCTCCCTTTGCGTTGATGTATCCACACTAAGATTGCGCCATCTGAGTTGTCAAACAATTTGTTACGGCTTATGTGGATAGCCATGTTGGAAAAACACGTAGAGCAGTATTTTAAAAAGCGCGTCGAGGACATTGGCGGTCGGACGTACAAGTTCACGTCCCCCGCCCATCGCGGCGTATCTGACCGTATCGCCTGCCTGCCAGACGGCTCAACATGGTTCGTTGAGATTAAGACGGTTGGCGGCACGATCTCGCCATTGCAACGCGCGTTCGCAACGGAAATGTTCAGGTTGAAACAGAACTATACAGTAGTGTGGTCTAAGGAAAATGTAGATGAGTGGATTAAAAGTATTGGATTTATTTAGCGGGATCGGCGGGTTCTCGCTTGGGCTTGAGCGCACAGGGGGGTTTGAGACTGTAGCGTTCTGCGAAATAGACAAAAAAGCGCGGCTTGTTCTTAAAAAACACTGGCCTGACGTACCAATTTTTGAAGATGTATCAGCACTGACGGGGGATCAAATCAATGAAAAAATTGACATCATCGTTGGCGGATTTCCTTGTCAGGACATCAGCGTTGCCGGTAAAGGTGCCGGTCTCGCCGGAGCCAGAAGCGGTCTCTGGTTTGAGTTCCACCGCCTTATCAAAGAAATCCGCCCGTCGTATGTCATCGCCGAAAACGTTTCAGCCCTTCGATCTCGCGGATTGGACCAAGTTCTCTGGTCACTCTCTGAGATCGGGTATGATGCAGAATGGCATTGTATCCCCGCTTCCGCCGTTGGCGCTCCTCACCGCAGGGACCGAATTTGGATCATCGCCTATCCCAACGCCAACAGCGTCCACGGGCGGTCCGAATCACAACTCTCCAACAACCAAAGCGGGAAAACGATTTACGATGAATTTAGCGGGTTACGCTCAAATGTGGCCAACACCTCGGGCAACGGACGGCGCCAAGGGTTCTCGGACGCTAGAAGGGGCAGAAAAAGAGTTAGCGAGGGGCAAGAATGTGGATTTGGGGATGGCGGTAAAACTGTGGCCTACCCCACAAGCGGGGGATTACCGGAGCGGGGACAACCCAGACAGCCCGCGAGCCATACGCAAGCGCGAGCAGGGATGGTCGCAGAACTTGAACGACGCGGTGTTGTTACCGACACCTTGCGCGCGCGATTGGAAAGACAATGGCAAATCACCTGCGGAACTAGCGAGGAACACCAAGACGTTGGCGACGCACGCTGGTGGGCAGTTGAACCCGACGTGGGTCGAGTGGCTAATGGGGTTCCCGGACGGGTGGACAGACTTAAGCAGCTCGGGAACGCCGTAGTCCCCCAAATACCGGAGTTAATTGGCCGTGCTATCCTTGCGTCCATACCAAAACCAGGCCGCTGACTTCCTGTTTGAGCATGACCGCGCGATGGTTCTTGCGCCGGTCGGGGCGGGCAAGACCGCGCTGACGCTAGTCGCCATACGCGACATGCTCCGCGACGGCCACGCAAACCGCGTGCTTGTGTTGGCTCCAAAGCGCGTCTGTGTAGACGTCTGGCCGACCGAGTGCCGCAAATGGACGCCAGAGCTTGCTTTGTCGGTCGCGGTCGGGACGCCGAAACAGCGTAAAGCGGCGCTTGACGCCCCGACGCACATCGTCGTGGCAAACTATGACACCCTGCAACAGTTATCCACAGAAAAATTAAAGTTTGACATTATTGTGTTTGACGAGTTGACGCGGCTTAAGAACCCGTCAGGCGCTCGGTTCAAGGCGCTCGCCAAGGTGATCGACCAGATACCGATCAGGTGGGGGTTGACCGGCAGCTTCACGTCAAACGGGCTTGAGGACGTGTTTGGTCAATGCAAGATCATTGACCAGCGTCTGCTCGGGCGGTCGAAGGGCGCATTCTTGCAGCAATACTTCTTTTGCCTCAACCAAGAGTACGGCCAGTGGGAGCCGCGCAACGGCGCGCTCGAACAGGTCATGCAGCGCATCAAGCCCGCGACGTTCGTGCTGGAGCCGGGCGAGTACAAAGACAAACTGCCGCCGCTCCACGTCGTCGAGGTCAAGTGCGACATGGACATGAACGACTACAACACGATGAAGCGCGACTTTGTGGTGCAGTTCCCCGACACGCAGGCCATAGCGGTCAACGCCGCGGTGGTCACGTCAAAGCTGCAACAGATGGCGTCGGGGTTTGTATACGGCGACAAGACCAAATGGATCAGTCACCATAAGTTTGATAGGCTTGACGAATTATTAGATGAGAACCAGCACGCGAACACGATCATCGCGTACGGATACCGTGAGGAATTGGATGAGCTAAAGCGACGTTATCCACAGGCAAAAACGCTAGATGATGAAAATGCTGTGGATAACTGGAACGCTGGCAAGATACCGCTGCTGCTGGTGCACCCGAAGTCAGCCGGTCACGGGCTCAATCTTCAGCACGGCGGCTGTCATATTGTGTTCTTGTCATTGCCGTGGTCTTTGGAACTTTACGAACAGACGGTCGGTCGTCTTCATCGCGGCGGGCAGCAGCACGACGTCTGGTGTTATGTTTTCTTGACGAACGAAACCGTGGACGAACGCATCTGGGGCGCTTTGCATGACAAGCGCGGAATTTCTGACGTAGCATTAGAGGCTTTAAAATGAAACTGACTTGGCGCGACATGAACCGCATAATCAATCACAAGACCGAAGAAGAACTACGCGAGATGATCGTGCAGGAGTTTGAAACATACAAGCGCCCCACGATCCTGACCCGCCTTCACCAAAAGTTCACCGTACTGCGCGCGCAGCGCGAGCGGGAAGAGCTGATTGGCGTGCGGTCAGACAAGCCGATCATGTGACGGGGTATTCTTTCCACGGCAATTGATAATGCGGGCCATCAACCAAACTTTTCCAATCGCCGCCCCATTCAAGCGGTATCTCAAGTTGGTTGGCTGCGTCTTTCATAACAACAGCCAGCGCGCGGTAGAGCGGCCAGTCCCAGCGCACCTCGTCGCCGACTTTGACAGCCAGATCAACCGCGTGGCCGGTCAGGTGACGCGAACGCAACGTCTGAGACGCGCCTGCGGCCAAGAGTTGTTTTTGCCGCTCAAGCGTGCGTAAGCCTTCGGTCACAATAAAGACGTTGGGGGACAGATCGAACGCAAGTTTGACGACTTTCACGAGATCGTCGTGCACGCCTTCAAGACGTTTGAGCGACCGTGCATCAAGCAGTCTCATTGCCGTGCAACCCCTTTGATTTTTTCGTAGGTTCTCAGCCCACCCAGCCCGAGCAGCGCGATGGCCAGCTCGAACAGACCGCCATCAATACCTGACTTCGTTGGCATACCGGTGACGTGGAACACGGAACCTAGAAAGAAAAGAGCGGGGTAGAGGATATAATGCCAACCATAACCCACAGCGCATATCCATAGCAAAGCAGGGCGAGCGCCAGATACCCAAAGATTCGGGTTCTGCGCTTCGGCAATGCCAATGTCAGCCTGTTTGCTATCCCATGTAAGAAGTGCATCACGCAGTTCCTTTTCGGCCTCGGCCTTCGCCGCGGGGTCGGGTATGAATTTGTCCAAAACTTTGAACGCTGCACCAACAGCTTCACCCAAGCCAAATGCCATGTTACACCTCACCAAATATTTTTAAAACGTTTTTGCAGAACGTGACAAGTTCTTGTTGGCTTGCATCGCGTTTCATAAAATTTGCTCGTAAGGACAGTATTTGTACGTTTCCTTTAACGTAGCCGTTTGTCGGGTCAATTCTATCAACAGACGCATTAGAATCTACGCGGCCTTTACCCTGTATGTTTGTCAGTTTTATGCCTAAAAAAGGACAAAACTCAGGTATTTCTATATCTTCAAGCGTTAGATTAAAATTAAGTTTTTTAATCCGTGCGCTATGCCGCGCTGATGATAACAGCGCAAGTCTTTGGTCGCGCTCTCTAAATTGCCGCGATTTAGTTTTTGCAGTTTCTTTATATTGTTCTCTATAGTATTTTTTGTGCTTCGCCGATCTACAGCTATCGCAATCTGTACGATATTTTTTGTTGTCTTTTCTGTAGTGAAAATGCGTTGTTGGTTTATAGCAATCGCAAACGCTGCACAGTTTATATTTGGGCGCGTTAAAAACCTTGAGCCCCGCGCCTACTGCGTCAGCGATACCAAAAGCCATGTGCAATTACCTTTGTTGACGACGCCGGAACGCAGCACGCGACGGCGCAGCGCCTGTGCTCTGACCGTACGCATCTTGCAGCGCAACATAGTAGGCTTCAATCTTTTCACGCGGCCACATCTGCCCGCTGCCGTCCGGTGCCATGTAGAGCGACACCTCCGGCTCGGGCGCATCATACGGCCCACGATAGCCACCCATCGGGTTTTGCGCCTGCGGTATGGTCGGCTTTGTCAGTTGTCCATAACGCTGCATGATCTGGTCACGCACGCCCGCACCTTCGCGCGTCGCCATGTCGGCCATGCGGCCCAGACCGCCAGCAACAGCGCCCGCGCCTTCGCTCAGTTTGTCATAGACATTGGACGCGCCGCGACGAAGAGCATTTATATTCTCTTCCGTTGTTGGCAAGTTCTCGGCGGTGTCCGACAAATGCTTCTTGATGGCGTCCATGTACGACGCGAGGTCTTCGCTCGTAAGTGTCTTACCCCGCGCAGCCGTCTGTGCAAGCGTGTCGTACAACGACTTCAAGAACGAACTTTTGGGCGATGGAGCGAGGTAGTTCGCCATTACTTGTCCTGTTTTTCGTCAAGTTTGTCGAATATGCGGCGGAACATTTCCTCTATGCGGTCCATAGAAGCCTGATGCTCATCGCGACGCGTATAGTTGCGCGGCAAATCAATCTCAATCTTGTGGATGTCTTTGCGCAGCTCTGCTAACGCAGTCCAAATTTCTCTAGCAAACCAGCCAATAGCCGCGATAACAGCACTGCTGACGACATTAAATAAAACTTGTATATCCATAGTTATCGACCTGCGAGGCTATTTTGGTTTTGGTTTTGAGGGGCGAGAGCGTTAATTGGTGCGGCGATTACAGATGCAGCTTGCGTTACTGGGCCAACCCGCGCCGCAGCAGCAGCGCGAGCCGCTTGTTTTGCCTCCATTTTCATTGCTTGTTCAAGCACATCTGCGGCGACTTTCGGATCAAGCATTTCAAAAGCAATCTCAATCGCTTTTCTTTGCCCGACATACGATGTCAATATGGATGTAAACTCGTTAAACAAGGTCGCCGTGCGGTTAAGCAAGTTTGCTTTTGGTACGGTTGGGTCTTTTGTTATTGTTGCGCCGCCTTTGGATTGAAGACTTTTTGCCGCCAACGAGCGGTTAAGGTCTTCAGCTACGTCAGTAAGTCGTTTAATATCTGTATCTGGCACACCGGCTTCTTTAAGTGACGTAAATCGAGCCTGTCCGGTAGATTTTTTAATCGTAGCCGGGGCGTTTTTGAGCGCGGCTGCGTACGCGCCCGCGCGCTCTGTCCCCGCAGGGAGCGCGCCGGTCAAAGCATCTTTAAGATACGCGCCGATGTTCATTGTATTAATCGGCTTGCTAGCTTCACGAAACGCCGTTTCTGCTTCTTCAAGACCGGGAACAGTTTTAACAAACTCATCTTTAACTTGCTTGAGCACGCCAAGCGTAAACGTATCTTTTTCTTCTTTCATCATGGTTTTAAGATCGTCAAGCGCGGATACAGCTTCACGACCGTTTGTAATACCATCAATATTTTCTTTTACCGACGCAAGTTTATCGACAACTTTTCGTTGACGAGGGTTTGCAGCGATAAGCGAATCAATAGTTGATGAAAGCGGCGCGACATCTACCGGTAAGTTTAAATCGCGCGTTGCTTCGTATAACGGCTCTGTTTTAGCCAAACGTTGGCCTTCCGCCATTTGCATACTCATTGGCGTACCCGCAACGCGTCCAACAGCCGCTTCACGCGCGGCTTCTTGCGCCCCTGTGCGAACATTATATGCTGCGCGCAGTTCTTCAGGTATTTGCCCCGCGCCACTTGGCTGAAGCCCTGCAAAACGTGTAAATGCACGGCCTTGGTCGGGAGCCGCCGCCAAAGCTTCGGCAACAGTAGGTTGACTGCCCGGCACAATTTCTTTTGCGCCCTGTAACCAGTTCAAAATTTCGCCGCCTTTACCATCAGCAGCGGCAAGATAGTTAGCAAGTTTAGGTCGGAAAAATTTTTGCAGCGCGTTGGCTGTGGCTACGCCACCTTTTACCGCGCCGCCAATTATGCCGCCGCCTGCCAAAGACCCTAAATATTCTGTCGGCGCATATTGGGCGGGGGTCTGTTTTAACTTAAGTGATTCTTCAATTGCTTTAACACCTACCGGTTCCAGTGTAGGTGTTACGCCTGCCAAAGTGGTGGGGCTTAAATTGTACAGATTAACCGGCAAATCAGCCGTTTCGCCCGGAGATTTTACAAAACCGCGCGCAAACGCTTTGGCGTGTTGGCTAAGAAATTCAGCCGGGCCGCCCGCCGCAGATGTAATCTCTTGCATTGCCATCGCGCTTGGCACACGGTACGCCGCTCGCCGCGTTTTAGGCATCCCTTCTAACTTGCCGAGTTCCGGTTGAAACTTAGGTGGTTCTTCACCGTAGCTGCCCGCACGTGCAAGTTCATACGCTTTGGCAACCGTTTCAAACTCCGGTGTGCCTTGCTTGTCGGCGTTGTTTACAATCCACCGTGCGTAATCTTCTGCCGAAGCCATTATCTACCCCGCTTAAGGATTTCATCTGCTGCGTTAAAAATAGGGTTCGATGGCTTTTTATTTGCGTCCGGTGGCTCTTCACCCACTATTTCCGGCAACTCACGGAATTGCGGGAATGGGTTATCTTCGTTGCCGTACGCCCTTGAATACCGGTCGCGCACCGTGTTGCTAAGGCGTCGCATAGAGCTGTTGATGCTGGCCAGTTGCTCGCGCGTAGCTTCTTCACCTTTATAGGGGTCAAACGCTTCAACTTGTTGCCTTAAAAACTCATACTCTTGCACCGCAAGGTTGCCAAGTTTACCGCTTGTAGACGCAAGCGCGCGCCCAAGAGCCGTCAACTGACCTTCCAATTTCTTAAAATCTTTTTCAGCGGTTAGCGTATCTTTACTGAAAGAAGGTAACAGCGATTGATACCCCGTCGCACCGCCTATGTCGGTTTTTTCAAGTCCTTCAACGTTACGTTGTATATCCTGTATGTAACGTAGAGCTTCTGTCGCTGCGGTAAAATCGTCCGATGTTTCGGCTTTAAGCCGCGCTTTTTGCGCCGCAGTAAGTTGGCCTTTAGGCGCTGTTTTAAGCGGCGTTCCCGCAGTCGCAGGTGTTTCGGCAACCGCAGGTGTTCCGGCGGGCGCGGGCGTTCCGGCAACCGCGCCGACAGGCGCCCCCACAATAGCGGGTTTTGCAATACCTGTAGCTTTGTCAAGTACATACGTTGTGCCGTCCGCACCGGTAATTGTTTCAGTGCGGCCCGCTTGGCCGGTAAGCATCTTATCAAAATGCTCACGCGTTGCCATCGCGCCTTTAGCAGACTGCATGATTGCGTTGTCAAACCCCGAACGCGCGGCGAGGTCAGCAAAATTCTTTTTGGCTTGATCTGCGGTAAACCCAAGTTCTTTTAACGTGTCGGCATGGCTATCAATAAGCGCGTAGACTTCTTCTGGGGTGGACGCGCGCAATACGGCGTCACCGTATTGGCCGATCTTGGCCGCGCGGGCTTTAACGATATTTTCTTCACTTGTAGCTTTAAATCCCGGTATCTTGGCTTTGGACTCTTCACCCGCTAACTGTTCTTTTTGAACTTTGGCTATGTCTTCAGCCGCGCTAAGATCGCCCGTTTTAATAAGCTGGTTGCGAACGTACGCGTAGGGGTCGGCGTTAACCCCTGTGCCGCTATAGCCAGCACCGCGTTGGCCGATTGCAGCGTCAGTTGTGCCAAATTGGCTAAAAATATTTTTACGTTGGGCAAGCGCAGCACGCGCTGCTGCTGCTTGCGCTGCTGCTGCCCGCCGGTCTTCCATCGTGTTCTGCATCGTGAGCGCATTCTGCGCCATCTGCTGTTGGAGCACTTGCGCCCGCAGAGCGTTCATTTGACGCTCTTGCATGGCGTTGTACATCGTCATCGGGTCAAGCGCCTGAACCTGAGGCGCTCTGCCGATCTGAAGCGGGATTGACGTGTCTAAAGGCATTTGCGTTACCCTTTAATAAGGACGGACAGGCGGCAAAGGATACCCCGCTGCGGCGTAGTTAGATGTCAAATCACTGCCGCCTTGCGGCATGAACGAACTCATCATGTTATAGTTCATGTAAGGCGTTGCCGCCCCTGAAAGCGCGCTGGACAACGCGTTTGCCCCGCCCATGTAGCCGGACGCGCGGGCGTTGGCGGCCTGCATCATATTGCTGCCCGCCTGCGTTGCGTAGTTCTGCCCTGCCGCGCCGACATTACCGGCAGAAGTCTGCGCCTGCCCGAGCAAACTCTGAAGCGGGTTCAACATTTGGTTGCGCTGGGTGTAGTAACGGTTGAACGCGTTGTTGTATTCATTTGACGCATAGTCCTGACCGTAACGCTCGGCTTCTTTAAGCGCACGGCCCGACATCATACCGCCACGAGCGGCAGCGGTACGGTTAAGCGCGTTGATGCCTTCACCAAGACGAAACTGGTAGCCGGGTTCATTCGCAAGGTCTGCGCCGGTAAACGGCTTCATCCCCGCGCCATACCCCGGCGCGTTTGGGTCGCCGCCAAGGCCGAGGTATTGCATAAGCGCGTTCTGGCCTGTCAGCCCCGCTTCGTAAAACGGCTTCTGAAGCTCCAGATTTTTCTCATACATCTCGCGCTGAAGCGCGGTTGCGGCGTCAGCAGATTTGGCTTGCGTTTTGGCGGCTTTGCTGGCGGCGCTGGACTGCATTGCGCCGCCAATAAGCGAAGCACCTGCGCCAATCAGTGCGGCTGTTGTGATGAAAGCCATACGAGTTCCCTTTCGGCGTAGGCGAGCTGCTGTTTGTTGTCAGCTCCGCCTTGAAGTTCAGCGGCAGTAGATTCAGTCAGTTCCTCGACAATCTTATCAAGGTCTGTTTCGTTTGTCGCGTGGATATTTGTCCACACGGAGTCTTCCAAAGCAAAGATGGCGCGCTTCGCGCCGGGCTTGGCGATTATAGTCGCAGGCGCGACCAAATCAACAGGCCCTTCATCAGTCGCCACCCGCACATGCCCTTTTGACAAGATGCACATGTGGTTGGTTTTATGAACCGCCCCCGTCAGCACAGCGCCCGCAGGAATAAACATCTCACGGGCGTAAATACCATCGGCAAAATGATGCGTGATCGGCAAGACCGCAGGGTCGTATGCCTGCATCATTTCTTCAAGCTGTTCGACTTTCTCTCTCATGCCTGCCCGTCAGGTTGCGGCAATTGCTGTTGCGCGGCCTCAATCTCTGCGATTTCTTCCGGTGTAAGCGGTACGATCTTCACTTCGCCCGTTTGGACATCTACAACAATACGTTCCATAACTTTTACTCATACACGACGTTGATTGTGCCGGTTACAAAGGTATTTGCACCAATCGTAATACGTACTCGAGTCAATGCTCCGGCCAACGCTTTGCTTGCGGTTACGGTGACAACGCCATTGCCCACAGAGTTACTGTGCGCCGCCGACATGACCCACAAATTTGCCACAGCGTCAATCAAAGTAATAACGATAGTGCCGCTATTTTTAAATGAAGCTGAACTTCCCCATGCATCACGAAAGTTTAAGCCTGTAGTAATCCCGTACGTAGTACCGTTTGAAATGCCGGACCCCAAATAGCTGCTAGTTTCATAAGAAGAAGCAGTTCCTAACTGAGCTATAGGTACTGTGCTTCCGCTTGTGCCAAGTTCAGAGAAAACCAGCGTGACGCGTTTTGCCCACGAAGGAATATTTGTAAACTCGACAGACGTGCCAGAGTTAAGTGTTACCGACGTTCCGGTTTGGAGGCCGTTGTAGACTGCCCCTTGCGGAGCGGTCATACCGGCAGAGCCGTCAAGTGTCATAGGCATTGTTTAGCTCCATGCTCCTACGGATGTGTTCGAACCCGATGTGCCAATCGGATAGATCAGGAAGTAAGACCCTGCAACGGTCGAGTACGCGCCGCCCGGCGCGGCTGACAGAATGTACTGCGGAATGAACGTGCCGCCGCCGCTGACGCTAACTGTGCCTTTGATTTGTAAAGTGGCAAACGCGGTCGCGCTTGCGCCAGAGGATGTTACGGCGGTTGGTGTTGCGCTTGTTGCAAGAAGACTGCCGTTATTTGTAGCTATAAGGGCGCTACCACCTTGATAACCAACCGCATTATACCCGATGTTGTTAAGCGTCGCAGTTCCCCCAAACCCTGTACCTACAGTGTGCGAAGTTGTACCTGCTGTTTTTGACAGCATGTACACACCTTCAAACGCGTACACCGTCGCGGTGGACAACGTAACGCCGACGCCGAGCACACTCTGCGCGGTGTTGACGTTTGACCCAACATAAACCGCGTTCAGGCGGTAGTACTGCGCGCCCACGATGACACCGCGCTGTGTGCCTTGCGGTGTGCTGTAGAACGACTTGCCGTCATACTCCACCTGACCGACTGTCGGAGTGGAAAGAAGCGTGTCTGCGGTAAGAACAACAGAGGACATAGGTTAGCTCCAATTACCGACAGAGGTGACCGTGGTTGTGCCAAGCGGGCTGATGCGAAAATAAGACCCTACACCGACAACCGCCGCTGCTGCGACGCCGAGCGATACTTGCGGAATAAGCGTTCCGGCTACCGTGACGATCACAGTACCGTTAACGCGGGCAAAGCCGGTTGTGACCGTGTTGGCGGCGACCAGACCGGTGTTGGCCGTAATGTTGTAGGATGTAACCGACGGGTTTGTCGTTGCCGTGTCAGTCAGCGCCGACTTGCGGGCGGTTGCCATCCAGCTTTGTGTCGTGGTTGCGGTGCCGCCCAAAGCAAACCCGAACGCGCCGGACGACGCGCTCATGGAGCTGAGGCTGTACAGGCACTCAAACTGGTACGTGCCGGTCGTCAGCGTAACCTGCCCGTTAATTGGCGCATTAAACATCGCCTGCGCCGCGGTTTGCGAGGTAAGCGTGTAAGGCGATTGCAGAATGATAAACTGTTCGGTTTTGATTACGCCGCGCTGTGCCGAGACAGGCGTTGCGTACATCGCTACACCATCGTACTCAAACGCGCCTACGGTCGTTGTGGTAAGCGGATCAGAGGTCAGAATAAGTTGAGACATTACAGCACCACCCAACGTGAACCGGACGAGACAGTAATAATCACGCCCGAATTGATAGTCAAAGGACCAACCGAGTTGGCGTTTTTGGTCGCGGGGATTGTATAAGACGCCGTAACCGTTTTGTCGTTCAGATTGAACACAGCGTCCGAACCACCACCCGTTGCACCCCCGCCGATAGAGCCCCAGTTGGAATTGCTGTAGCCCTCAAACGTGGCAAGCGTTGAGTTGTAGCGGATCATGCCGTCAATAGCGACATCCGTGATGGTTGTGGACGCTATGGTTTGCGACGGCGTGACTTCGTAAGTTCCCGCCCCGCCTGTGCCGGTCAGAAACTTCGTAACGCGTGTGCCTGCGGTGACGCTTGCCCCCGTGATCGTCGCGCCGACATAAAGCGCGCCAGTAGCGACAGATGATACAGAGAGCGTTGTGCCGGTAATAGAGCCAATACCTGAAAACGCGCCTGCGCGTTGAGCCGTAGTGCCAACAGGGATTTTAAATTGTCCTGTGCTACTGCCATAAAGATAAGACCCGATGGTGACAGAACCCGACGCGTTGATGGTGCGCCCGCTAATGTCGCCCGTGGCCGAAATCGTCTCAAACGTGGTCGTGCCGGTAAACGCCGTGTTCGGGTCAAGCAGAACCGTGCCGGTCGCGGCGGGGAATGTGATTGTGTTTGCGCCCGCAATTGGAACGGTTTGCAGGTCAACATAACCTGAAATTGAACCGTTAATGCGAAGCGACGTGATGCTGGACGATGGCACACCGGCAATGTTGTCATACGTGCCGATAGTTGTGCCGGTTGAAGTTTTAAGGATAAATTTGTAGTTAACACCTTCGGTCAGCCAAACTTCGCTAGCTGTGCGACCGGCGGCGTCAAGCACAATCGGGTTGGTGTTGGCCGAATTGCCCGTGTTATCTGTGTAAGTTGCTTCCGGCGTTGTTGTGCCTGCGGCGTAGGTGTAGATAAGGCCGCCTGACAGCGGATCGCCGTTATTATCAAAGAACTGCCAACCAGCACCGGCAAGAGGAGAGAGGATAACTGTCATTGTGGTCGTCCTAGATAATCTGCGAAACGGTCAGAATGGCGGCAGGTGCAGCAGGGTATGCAGGTGAAGTTCCGGCGGCGTAAGTTTTAAGCTCAAGAAGCCCTGCTACACTCATACCATAAATTTCAAAATAGTCACCTGCGGTCAAGTCGTGAAAGAAGTTGACGGTCATAATACCGCTACCCGCCGTGCCACCGTGTGATTTGGCAATCGTGATGTGGCTGGCCGTGTTAGGAAGATCGTTATTGTTGACTTTTAGCCACACAATTGCGTCATCTTCTGATGCTGTGCTCGGATTAGAAAGCTGAAGGCTAAACGTGATTGTGTAAAGCCCTGTTTCAGCTACGGTCACTTGTGAGCCGTTAACTGTAACGCCGCGGCTGTGATCTGTAACGTTAAACGTAATGCCGACCGGCGTAGACGCTGGCGCAGTCTGAGTGGTGGTGTTGGCAAACGCGCCGTATGCAACAGGTATCCATTGCGGCATGTTGGTGTCGTCGGTGCCGAGATAGCACGCTTGGCTCGGCACTGGTAGACGTGACAGCGTGTCGGGAGCGGAGGCGTACAAAAGATCGCCGGTCGCATAGGTGATGTTGCCCGTGCCACCGCTGGTCTCAGGGATAATGCCGCGTGACAGGCCGAGAAACACGTAGATTGCGTTAAAAAACCGGAACCATTCCCGCGTCGGAATGTTGTTTTGCTCCGAGATCGGAACGCGGGGGGCGGGGATTTGAGTTTCGTTATTAGGCACGGGTCGGGCTCACAATCAGATTGGCCCCGACAATCGCAATTTTCACAGGGTCTGTGCCGGAAATCTCGTACACGCGATCGCGCAGCTTTAGCGTCATGCCGAGCCGCCGCCAGAATGTACGTGTGCCATACGCACCGATTGCCCCCATAGACGACCAATGTTCATTTGACCATGTATGGCCGCCGTCGTCTGACCAACGGAGCATGACCTGCGGATTGCTGCCCTGCCCAAGGTTCAGCCCGACGCCTGTTTCGGCGTCAAGTTGAAGGCTGTGTTGCGCCGTGCGGGTCAGCGGGTTCTGGTTCTGCGGCAGCGCCCGCCACGACCGCAGCCAGCGTTGCGGCTGGTCGTCGTCGGTATAATCGGTCAGATCAAACGCATAAATGCGTCCGTCGTTAAAATCGCCGACGATGATCTCGTGGTTGAACGTCATCTGGCAGTTGGAGCGGTGGCGCTTGAATTGCCCGTTGTCCCATGCGGCCCGTTCGTGCCACGCCTGTGTGGACACGTCGTAGACCCACGTCGCGTTGGCCGACGGGAAGGTCAGCACGTAGAACGCGTGCCCGTCTTGTTGGTAAGTGTAGCCGATGGCGTCCGAGATGTCGCCGTACTGCTGGATTTGCCACTCGACCGCGTGGGTTGAGACACGAACGCCGGTGTAGCCGTTGGTGCGGTAGACAATACCTTCACCGCGCGCGTCAGCGCCGAGCCAGAACACGCCATTGTCAAGTTTGGCCAAAGAGTATGGGGCCGCGCAACCGATTTCGTTGTACGCGCCTTGGATGCGTTCAAGCGGGAAGTCGGCATTGCCGGAATTGTACCAGACCTCAACCGTGCTGGTACCAAAGAGCCAAGCTTCGCGGTGGTCAATGATCAGCGCAACAAGACCGTCAGGCGAGCCTTCGGCGCTGGCAAAGTCCAGCGGGTCAACAGACGTGCCGTCTAACAGTTGCGTCACCCAAACTCTTTGCGAGTTTGGTTCGTTGAACACAAAATAGCCGTCCAGATAGCCGACCGTCACCGCGCCGGGGAAGTCGGGGTCTGTAATCGGGGCAAAAATTTCCGTAGCCATATTGAAGATGTAGCCGTCGGGGTTGGCCGCTATAAAAATTTGCGTGCCGTTGTCCGACATGGATACGGGGCCTGTGCCGCTGACATAACCGAACGCCTGCGCGTTGTAGCTGGTGTCAATGCGATAGAACGTGTTGCCCGCCACAGCATAAGCGTAATCACCGCCGGGGGCGGGCGACCACAACCCGCGAACAGGGCCGCTGGCCAACGTAGCCAACCGACGCAAGCCCGGCGCGCGGTTCAAAAACGCCGCCGTCTTGCCTTCCATAGGCAGAATTTCAGGGAAAAGATTGACCATGCGGCTGTCGGCAGCGTTAACGCTGCGCGCCACATAAGTCTGTCCCAGAATAGGCGTCTGCATTTAGAAGTTACCAGCGAATATGTTGAAACGCTGCCGAGTTCCGACGATGGAATAAGGCAACGACATGATGTCATCAGGATTGTTAATGCGCTTCAGGTTGCGCTTGGACGTCATGGCAATGCGCCCCACCGTCGGCGGGGGTTCGACACCGAACTCGGGGGCCATTTCACAAGCCAGATTGTAGCGGAACGCTCTGAGATAGCCGGGCGGGAATGACAGCACAGTGGACAAATTGGCTGGCTGCGTCAGCTCTTCAACCGACACAATGTGGAACTCCAGCACCTTTGTCGGCACCGGATAGACATACATTTCAATGTTCGGATAGGTCATGTTGACCCACATGACCTGCGGATACGTGCTGGTCACGGTTTTGACGGCAATGCCGTTGTATTGCTGTTGGTTGATGAGCTTCAGCCCGTAAGAAATACCCGTTGCAGGGTCTTTAAAATACGTGCTGTCGTCAATCAAAATAGGGCGGTTGCCGACAATATCGCCGGTTGGGCCGAAGGTCCGTGAGCGTGTGCTAGGCGGCCATGTTTCAACCTGATCTTGGGTAGAAAAAACAGACAGGCGCTCGGTGTTCCACGAGTCAATCATTTGGTTCATCGCGTTAAGCGCGTCTTGCGATGTTTCAGCGGAGGGCGTTTCGCCTTCCGCCAAAATGCCAAGAAGCCTCAAGGAACCATTGATAATATCGCCAGCCGTTGTCATGCTACTCGTCCGATATTGTACGCGTCCTTGTGCGACGGCGTGGTGCTTCAGCTAGAACATTAACCGTAACCGCGGGTTCCGGCAAGATGTCGTCGTCATCGTCAGCAACAGGGTTGTTTGGGTCAAACCGTTCCCAACCGTTTTGTTCGTCTGCGTCAGCTTCCAAATCCATTGTGGCAATCTTTGTGCCGTGAACAGGATGACGAAGGTAAATATGCGTCATAGTTCTCCCCTTGAATGCAGCGGCGGGGGCCGAAACCCCCGCCGGTAGTTTTACGAGATCGCGTAAAGCGCCCACGTGCTGTCGCCCGTCTTGCGAGCACGAAAGCCGCGTGTCGTTCCGGCTGTTGCAGCAACGGTCATAAGACCCTGCGAACCGGACGAACCAATCGACCAACCCGTGTTCGTTGTCACTGTAATGACGCCCGAACCGGTGACATTGATGATGCGGAAGTCAAACGACGTGTTGGCGTGCGAGTTTTCCAAAAGCGCATCAAGGTTCGCCGCTGTTGGAAGCGTATACGCTGCCGTTGTCGTTGGCGAACCAAGAATAATGCCGTTGGTCAACTGCGCCGCTGTGAGCGTCGCGCTGTCGGTTGCGGTGACCGGAGCCGCCGAAACCGACATTTTAAGTTCATTCGGGTTGCCATCATTGAACTGATAGCCGCCACCTACGGTAGGAATAGCCATTGTCGTATCTCCTTAGTTCAAAAAGGTTAGCCCCAGATACGTGCGGCCATTGGCGCACGAATCACGGAGTAGCCGTAAAGAACGTCAATACGGCAAGGCATACGGTCATTGTTGATGTCGTACTGACGAACAATACGCATTGAGATGCCGTTGTGAACCTGACGCGACGCCATATCCACGCCCTGCGGCATCAAAAGGTCGGCGGTCGCAAACGTGATCGCATCCTTCTGATAGACAAGGTTCTGTGGGTACGAGGTCGAAGCCGCGCCGAGGACAGTGACGGTCGCGCCCGACTGCGGGAACGAGTCAACAGTCGCAAGAGCGTTGTTGGCTGTGTAGATCGCAGGCGAGACGCTGACCGACGACCAGTTGCCCGAAGAAGCGACTGCATCCGCCGTGACGACGAACTGCTGCAAGCTGCCCGTGGACTGACGGGTCTGTGGGTTGACGGCATAGACGCCCGAGATGGTGAACACGTCACCAGCCTTGAACGTAGCCGAGCCTGTGTCGCCGTTGATGGCGATTGTTGACGCGCCTTCGGTCGAGATCGTTGCACCAACCGTGAGCGTGGCGGATGCCGAACGCGTGCCGGTTGTGTGGTTGACGATGGACTGAGACATGGCAACTTCGTTGTAGCCAAGCACGCCCTGACCCATCAAACCGTTCTTGAACTGACGGCTGATTGTGTCGGTCGGGTTGAAGAAGCCCTTCATGCCTTCGACAAGCGCCGCGTTGGCAGCCGGGTTAACGGTTGCGTAGCGGTTGTCCATCGGAGCGGCATATTCGTTGAGCTTCTGCTGGGCCTGCAACAGGACGAGCGACGTGCCCGGCGTTGTGCCCGGCGTGCCGACCGACGAGTAAATGCCCTTGTAGGAGTTCGCCACATCGTTGTCGATGGAGGATGCGAGCTGCGAGATACGTGGCTTCAAGACACGATCTGCGAAGTCGT